TGTAGGTGTTTTGCGATCGCTGGCCGAGCCGGTAGATCGTCGCCGACCGGCTCGCGGAGTCCTCGACCCATGTGTATGTCGGCATGCGTCAGGTCCCCACCAGTGCCGGGTCTTCGTCCGTGTTGTCCGCGATCCGCTCGAGCAGGTCGACCTGCTGCTGCGCCAGCGACTTGGCGAAACCGAGGCCGCTGGCCGCTGCCGCGGAGAACGTGCCGACCACCTCGCCTCGCGACATGCCGGCGGCAGCGGCGCCGGCACCTTCGCGGATGCGTTGCTCGTTGCCGCCGGCAGCTGCACGCTCCGCAGCTCTAGCTGCTGACGCTGCCAACGCCTCCGCCAGTTCCGCCTCGGCCCCCTGTGTGGCACTGCGACGGTCGGCCGCTCGCTGCGCGTTGGCGTCGAGGCGGCCTTGGGCGGTCGCGTCGGCGTTGGCGTTCATGGCGTCGATATTGCGTTGCGACTCTGCGGCAGTCTGTGCGTTCTCTTGTGCTGCCGTCTGCGTGCGTCCGGCGATACCAGGGCGAGCCTGTGCGCGTGCCCTCGACCGCGCTGACATCTCGTCGTTGACCTTGGCGTTTTCTTTGGCAAGGTCGTATCCGCGGGTGATGAACGACTGCACATAGTTCCAAGACTTGCGGACGGCGGCCTCCATAGTGTCCCAGGCTGCCAGAATGCCGTTGATGATGTTGTCGAATGCACCCTGCAGGATCGCACCGAACGTGTTGGCACCCTGAGTGACGTACGACCACATGCCTTCCCACGTCGTGGCCACGGACGTGCCCAGATACGTGAACGTGTTCTGGAACGTCGCCACCCACGAGTCGACCTGCCCCATCAGGGCCTCGACGCCTCGCGCCCAGCCGGCCTGTAGCCCGAGCCACAGGATGTCCATGGCGTTAGATAGGTTGCCGGCGGCCAGTTCCTGGTACACGCCGTCGAACGTAGCCGTGGCGGTAGCGCCCAAGTCACGCAGCACGCCCATGGCATTGGACCCGGCATCGACAAACGCTCCGCCGATGACCGACGCGATCTGGCCAAAGCCTCCGGCCGCGTAGATGGCCGCACCGGCCACGGCGCCCAATAGGCCTACGGCGATCGCCAGCGGGGCGTTGGCGGCCACCCAGGCGGCTAGGCTGGTCGCCGCCGCCACGGTCGTTTTGAGGCCGTACAGCACCGCACCGGCCGCTGCCGAGACGAACGACGCCGCGAGCTGATAGGCGAGCTTGACGGTCGAGACGAGCGGAGACACAAGCGATGCGACGCCTGTAGAAAGTGTTTTGACTGCGAAGCCGGCTGCAGTAAGTGCAGCACCGGCCGCGACCATAGCCGCGCCGACCGCCAACGCCTGCTGAACAAAGACTTTGTTTTCGGAGATGTACTTCGACACCTGGCCGACAATCAGGGCCACCGACGACGCGAGGCCGGACATGGCTGGTGCCACAGCCGCACCGACCATAAGCGTCACGGCCTTTAGCGCCGTCATTAGCTCGCCGATCGAGTCGTTGAGTCGTGCCGCGGAGTCGGCCGTCTCCTGATCCATCACGATGCCGAGCTGCTCGGCCTGCTGCATGAGCGCCCGGATGCCGCCGGCGCCGTCCTCGAGCATGGGCAGGAGCGCGGCGCCGGCACGTCCGAAGACGGCCATGGCCAGCGCCGCCCGCTCGCCAGGATCCTGCACCCCAGCCAGTGCATCCGACAGCGCGAGAAACTGGTCCTCCGGAGACATCTGCCGTAGCTCGTTGACGTCCACGCCCAGCCGCTCAAATGCCTTCGCGGCAGCCTTGCCGCCTTGCGCAGCCGTGTCCAGCGTCCGCTGCATTGTGCGGATGCCTTTTTCCAAGGTGCCGACGTCGGTGCCCGACTGCCCGGCCGCGAAACCGAGCGCGGACACGGCCTCCGTGGACATGCCGGTGCGCGCGGCCATCTTCTGCACCGCGTCCCCGACCTCGGAGAATGCGGCCGCCGCGCCGGCGATCGGTGCCGTGATCGCGCTGCCGGCGGCCATCAGCCGGCTGCCGATGGACATCATCGACGAGCCGAGCTGCCCCATTCGCTTGTTGATCGTGCCGAGGGCCGCGAACAGCTTCTTCGGGTCCGCGCCGATCTCGACGTAAACCTTGCCCTGGCGGACTGCGTTGGCACTCATGTGTTCACCTCATGCCAATTCGGCCCGAGCAGCTTGCGGATCTCGTCGGACGTCGCTTGCCGCGGCGCTGCCTTTTTCGCGAACGGGTTGAACTCGATCGGCTTGGCTTGCGGCTGTCCCTTGCTGCGGTGCAGGTTGGCCTGCTGACTCATGAGCCACGCGATCCGCCACCACTCCTGCTCTAGACGAGCGTCTCGAGCGGCGAAAAGTCCACGGATGGTCCATGCGTCTGGGTTGACTCCGAGGATTCCTGCGGCCTCGTAGATGGCGTCCCAGATTGTGCGAGCAGGGATTCGACCGTCGTCTGCTGCAGCTGCGCCTCCGCCCGATTGGCCAGCTCGGCCTGCAGCTCGTCCATGCGCTCGACGAGCTGCTTGATCATGCGGCGAAGGCGGAGGGGGAAAAAATCGACCAGCTCCTCCTCGAGCGCCCGCTGCGCCGCCTCGAGCGAGTCACCGCGAAGCGATTCCAGGAACTGCTCCTTCGTCAGCTGACGCTCGTCGACCTGTCGGCACAGGATCGCGTAGAGCACCTCGCCGATCGTCGTGTAGCGTGAGCGGATCACCTCGAGGGCGCGTCCGATCGTCGAGACGTCGATCAGGTCAAATGGGACCGACCGGTCGACCTTGCGGATGGACCCGTCCGGCTGCTCTTCGTCCTCTTGGATGTCGATGCGCACGAGGTCCTTGACCCTCGCGGCCGCGCCAACGGTCATGACGAGACGCCACGGGCGGCCCTCGTCGTCTTTGAACTCGCGCATGTCAGCTCCTGAGTCCCGACCTGGTCAACGCACACTCGACGGAGTAACTGGTCGCACCGTCGAGCGGGTTTGTCTCGCTGATGCTGGTCACCACGGCATTGAATGACCATCCGCCGGTGCCACCGCTGACGGCCACAAGCGTGCCATTTGTCAGCTTGGTCAAGTCGAGGTCGGAGGAGTCGTTGATCTCAAACGACACGGTGGCGGCCCAGCCTGTCGAATAGACGGCCTGCTCGCGCGACCCATACTCCTCGATCTCAATCGTGCGGGCACTGCCGCTCCACGTGACGTTTCGCACGCTCGCGATGCTGCCGCCGACAGTCAGCGTCGCATTCTTGCCGAGCGTGATCGCCACGAGTCAGATGCCTCCCCGACGCGCGGTGATCGTGTACGTCACGGCGCCGTCGATGGACACGTTCTCGGTGACACCCATGACCACGAAGTTGCTCGTGGCGGTATTGCTCACGAGCTGCGCCATGACGCCCGTGGCGTCGTGGCACTCGATCTCCCAGGTCTGCGACTTGAATCCCGTGTCGAACGCCCGATAGCCGATCGTGCCGGTGCCGACGTTGCTGCGGTTGCTGACGTCGACGACCTCGGCCTCCTCGGTGTAGGTCGCCGAGATGACGTCGGTTCCGAACGGTGGAGCGCTGGCCGCCTTGAACCCGAGGGTGATCGCCATGGTGGTCTCCGGTCAGGACTGGGTCTTGTAGCGCTGTGCGCTGACGGTGTACGTGATGATGCCGTCGATCGGCTGCGACTGGGCCACGTTGGTCACGACAAACTCGATGGTGTTGCCGGTCGTCGTGCCTGTGAGCGTGAACGTCTGACCGACGTCCTTGCCTGGAGCGTCGACGCACTCCACCTCGATGGTCTGTTCGACCATGGCCTTGACGAAGGTCCGAAACGTGTCACCGAACTTGGTGACGTCGACCTCGTTTGCGGTGTTGTTGACCGTGATCGACCGGGCGTTTGACAGGCCCGAGATCGTGACGTCCTTGCCGAGGGTGACGGCCATGTGCGGCTCCTGCTGGTGTCATTGGCAGGGTACGGGCAGGCGATGCGTCTGCCGCAGGGGGTGTGGACCGTTAGGCCGCACGAATGGTGTCGCGGAACCGCGTAAAAATGCGGGCCACGACCTTCTGCACGCCGGCAGCACCCTGCATGAACGGCCGCTTGGGATAGCTCGCCGACCGCGTGATCGTGGTCTTGTCCCAGTTGCTGGCGCCTCGGAATCCCTTGTGAGTCCACAGGATCGCGCCATAGTCGTAGTCGCCGCTGGAACGTCTCGGGATCGGCTTGCCGGCATCCCGCGCATCCTTCGCACGCCTGGCGGCGCCAACGCCGATCCGCCACGCCGTCAGCGTCAGGGACCCGCCAAACTCGTGCAGCCGGCCAAGCCAGTCGGACTTAAGTGTGCCGATGACGACGCTGCGTGTAGTCCCGTCCCAGTAGTACATGATGTCGTTGTAGAGCCAGCGCTTTGGCGCCCACGACTTTGGCGGCTTCCCGGCTGGCCGCGGCTTGCCGCTGCCAAGCATCGTGAGGTCTCGGTACAGGCCGTTCATGAACTCGACGACTGCCCCGGCCTTGACCTCACGCTGCCCGGCCTTGGTCCGCTTGGGTGCGTTTTGACCGATGCCTTTTTTCGACGCTTGGCGGATGTCCATGCCGGCCTTTTTGAGAGCCTCGTAGTTAGCTCGCTCGAGCAGCCGGTGCACCTTGGACCGGTCGAAAAACTGCCCCTTGACCCGCGCGGTGATCGCCCGCTGGCTCGCGGTCGCGGCCGACACTGGCCGGCGGTTTCCGCCACGTCTGCCGGCCATCAGCGGAAAGTCCTGTAGGTGGCCGTGATCACAGCCCGCCAGACGTTGCGGTCGTGCAGTGCGTCGTCCGGGTTGACCTCGATCGCGACCTCGACAGGCGTGGTCACGCCGCTTGGCCAGACGACCGCCTGGTCCCAGCTGTGTGCCCGGATCGCGTCCGCGATCTCCTCGGCCAGGTCCAGCATGTCGTCGGCCATCTCGTCCGACGGCGTGTGCCGGCCGACGAAGACGGTCGCCTGGTAGTCGTACTGGTGGTGCGTGCGGTCGACTCGCTCGATCGTCAACGTGCCCGGCATGACCGCGATCACCGGGTCGACCATCTCCTCGATGGTGTAGTCCGGCCAGTTGACCCGCTCGACGGCCGGCTGCGTCGCCACCGACGTGAACGTCTCGGCGTCGAGTCCGTCGGCAAGAGCGTCGGCAATCTCACGCAGCGTGCTGCTCATGGGCCTCGATCTGCTCCACGTTCTTGACCAGCCGCGGGTCGTCCGGGCATCGTCGCACAGCCTCGCGGGCGTACCGCAGGGCTTGTGGGTGCTTGCCTAGATTCCAGGCAGCCACGGCAGCCAGGTCGTAGGCCTTGGTCACAGCGTCCGGGTCGGTGGCGTGCGTCGACTCGCCGGTGGCCTGCATGGCCGCCTCCGCGAACGTCAGGCACTCGACCCACTCCTGCCGCTGGTAATGCACCCACGCGAGCTGCTGCCACGCGTCGGGCTCCGCCTTCGCCTCGTAGGCTGCCCGGTGCAGATGCCGCTCGTCTTGCGTCAGCCGGTACAGGGCGCGGTAGGCGTACGACCGCTCGGTCGGCGTGCCCGGCAGGCCGAGGTAGTGCGCAAACGTCGCCGCGGCGGCCGGGTGCCCGACCCATTCCTGCTCACGGGCGAGGTACCAGTGAGCGCGGGCATCGTGCGGTGCCTCGCGGACCGCCACCTCGAGCA